ATCACCCACAGTTTCTACTGCTCCTGCGAGACCCACCCCCAATGCTCCAGCATACTCATCCAACTGCTGTTGACTGTCAGCTAAACTTTTATCCAGCTGTCCAAATGATTTTGTTAATGCATTAACAAATTCCTTGCCTACTATTCTTTGAAAGTTAAACACTTTATCACCCAGCATAGACACCACACCACTAAAGGTGTTTGCCATAGCCGAAGCCGCATCTCCAAACTCTCCACCAGGGCCAAACACTCTGTTAAATGCCGCTTGTGTTTCTTCTATACTGACCACAGCACCTGCTTTGAATCCTAACAGAGCCGCAACTCCTCGTTCTTTTAAAAGATCCGCGGCTGATATACCGCCTGACATGGCTCTTTGTAATTGTTCTCCAACAGTTTGGAAATCTAATCCTGTTACTGCCGCAATGTTTCCTGCTAATTGTAAATTTTTACCCAGTTCAATAGCATCTACTGATACTACTGCTAGGTTACCTGATGCCGCCGCAATCTGTTCCAGCGAGAATGGCACTGTGCCTGCGAATTTTGTAAGTGTTTCAAATGCTAATGCACCTTCTTGTGCTGAACCAAATAAGAATTTAAATCTTAATTGTAAATTTTGAACAGATCTACCCACATCAACAAAACTCTTTAATGCTTTGCCAGCTCCTAATGCCGCAAAGGCACCTGCCGCTAATTTGGCCGCACCACTCAGTGAAATAGTAGACGATTTAACCTTGCCTAACTTGCTGTTAAGGTTGTCTAATGCCTGAGCATTTTTAGTCATTACCTCTACGACTAATTGCTGGTTCTGTGCCATCTATCTTCTCCTACTGTTCGCCTTTGCTTTACGCATCTGCCCGTTAGTGGCTTCTGCTTCTAATTTAAACCATGCGGCCCAAAGATCTAATTCCAATGTGGTAAGGTTCATTATTTCTAAGACAGGTTTTTTTAACCTATCTGCTAACATCATAATAAAGCCTAAATCCGCATTGGATTTTATTCCTTTATGAGGGCCTCCATTTTTTCTCTCTGTTCCACACTGTTAATTTCGCCTACCACTCGCACTAACACTGATGGATCAGCTTCATTCATTAGACTTATTCTGTCATATGAATTAAATATTTTCTTGCCATCTTTATCCAAAGACTTAACCACTAGACTCTCTACCAGAGCGTCCACAGTCTTGCCTTGTGATTGTAGTTCTATGATCTTTGCTTCATCACGGAACGGGTATGTTTTTCTACAATAGATATCCATATCCCATTCAGTGACTGCTATCTTAGTCAAATCACCTGATATGGCAGATTGATAGTGTCTAGCTATTTTGCCTATAGGTGTATCCTGTTTTACTGTTTGATTCATTTGAATCTCCTTTGCTTGTTTGCAACTTCCCTTAAAGCAGGTCGTTTAATGCCTTCAGGTGATTGTTTTGAATAGCCCTTGTCCAAACGTTGAATATACGGTGTATTGTTCGTTGCACGATACGTCGTATCCTTTCCGCTGAGTTTCCAGTTAGATCTAGCACGACCAGATCTGATGGGAGTGTATCTCTTGACTGCTGTCAAAAGATCATTGGCTATAAGGCGAACCCTCTGGGCAATATCTCTTTTAAGCCCAGTGATTACCTTTTTGCTGTTCGGTGTTGTAACTATAAACATTGTATTATAATATTACAAATCTGTTTTAGTTAAGCCGTTTCCTGAACTGTCTTTAGTCCCCTGAAAACTAATAGAGGCTTCGACCATACCATCAAAATTAGATGATATAGATTGACCTGTCACTATTATCTCTCCAGATAATTTAACACCTGTAGTCTCCCCTGATGGATATATTTCTATAGTTGCTTCACCTGATCCGATACCTGAAAATAAGGCATTGGCCGCGGCGTCGTTATCTCTGAAGAAAACATCCATAGTTCCTGAGAACTGTGCTAAACTTGGAAGATACGATCTTGTTGTGTCTCCCATTTTGGTTTTTTCTACTGTGGCTTGTTCTTGGTCGATGGTCCAAGATCTGATTTCCGCTACTGCGGCTTCTGATCCGGCCGCGCCGTATTTCACCACGCCTGATTCACCTGTGTATGCTACTGTGTTTGTTGTCATGTTACTGCTCCTCTGTTGTTGTTAGATCCGCCGAGTTTGGTAGATCAGTTGTGATAACTTTCGCCTCAGCTTTAATTTTGCCTTTGCTGAATTTAAAAGTTGCTGTTGGTTGTGATGGTGTAAAACTCCAACCATCTTCCAGGTGTTTGTTGACTTGTCTGTTGTCAACTATTTCTGAAACTTTGCCTTTATACATTTGAATAGCCATTATAGCACTCCTTTTTTATATCTGTAGATTACGTCCACTGTTACCACGACTTCTCCCAAAGGCAGTTCTCTTTCAACGACATCTACTCCTGACACTCTGGTTGTGACGCTGTGGATATTATCTACACTGGTTGTGATGTCTCTGTTTCTTGAAAGTTCTAAGGTTTCTTCTATACGTTCCACCATGTTGTTTCTAAGGGTATCAATTTCTGTGCCTCTAACATAACATTTCAATTGATACTGCAGTGTGCTCTCCCTCAAGCCCATTGAGATATCGCTCCTGACCTCATTGCCTGATGTTATTAGGATGGCTGGAAATTGTGTGATGGCTAATTTTTGCACATCAAAGAACACTCGTGAAACCACGCCTGGAGCAGGATCAGTCATATTCTGCAACTGTTCCACTATATTCTTGGCTATGTTTTCTCTGGCCGACATTATCTAATCAATCTACCGTTATAAAATGTTTGTTTTTCACCGTCTTCGTATGTGCCTGATGAATCTGTATCGTAGGCCACGCCCACTCTTAATATCAAATCAAATTCTTCTTCAAATTTGCCTTTGTAATAGACTCTCTTCTCTGTGAAGACATCACCAGCAGGATCAAATGTGGATAACTGTGGGTAGATGTAATAGGCCAAGACGTGATAAACTGCCGCACGTGTGAATTGGGTTGAATCTATCTTGGATGGAGAAAGTTTTGTGCTTCCGCCAATCACTGATAGATTGTATGTGCCAAATTCTGTTGTGGGCCACCATTTTATATTCAGTAGACGAATGATATCATCATAGGTCTTTTCGTGTGCTGTGGTGAATTCTTGGATGCCAAATTCTCTAATCTGTGGCTCGTATGCTGTCAGATCAGAATCAGTTGCAAATGTTGTCATATGAAAGTCCTTCCTTCAAATTATTACAGAGTCCTTCTCTGTGTCATTATTTAGTGGTAATATTTAAGAACTGCGTATTTGACAGCACAGGCACAGGCACATCAGGGTTTTTATCGTGCACCACATATGTGGGATTGCGAACTGCAAGTTTTTTCAGCACAGCCCTCATTGAATTGTTGTATTTGCGATCACTGGTGTGCTCATACACGAACACAGAAGCATCACTTAACCCCCAATCACATCCTATGATGTAGATAGGGTCTGCAGACAGCTGGGTGGCCATAATAACTGCCAACAAACCAGAGTTAATGCCAGACACACAAGGATCAGTGATGCCTCTCCAATAGGGTAGATGAGCGTGTTCTATTCTGGTGTAATAGCCTATTGTGGGATCTCTTTGAATAGAATCCACCACTGCTTTATCATAGGCACAGACATAATGCACAGCACGACGTGTTTGAATATAATTGCATCCAATCTCACAGTCCTGGGGTGGTAGACTGCGAATTAATGTTTCTTGGGAAGGACCATTGAACCAGACTATTGACATATCGTTATTTAAACAGCCATAAAAAAAGGCGGATATTTCTACCCGCCCTTTAATCTTATTTTGTAATCTTATCTTAGATAATCAAATTAAAGTTGATTGTCCCCAATAAGTTTTACTCCGTATGTGTTGTGCAATACTGCCGCGCCAAACACAGTCGTTGCAACTACTTCATCGCCTCGCAAAGATTCATCTCTTTGAGTGGCTACTTTTAATTGAGAAGCAACAGCAATACCTAGAGCATCAGTTGCAAACACTGCATTAGTCACTGACGTTGCTGAAGTTTCAACCACGTTAGCAGATTCGTAGATATCAATACCTGCGATTCTTCCAATGTAACTTTCACTCATTGCTTGGTTGATAACATTAACATTCGAATTTGGATTAAATGTATTTGTCATCGTTTTCTTGATGTTATAGATTGACTTAGGATGAAACACACCCACGTATGGGCCTGGAACAGCCGCTGATTTTAAAGTAGAATATGCTTTGAATAATGCTTCTACTGTTAATTCATCCTGTGGAGCACCAATTGATGCT